ATCCCACCAGTGGCTGGTCCACCTCCAAACCCACCTTTTGATAGTTTAATTGGTCTAATTCTGTAAAGTTTTTTTCCTAGTAGTTTCATTTCGGTAAATCCTTGTATAAATAAACGACTGAACCGCCTAAGTGACTTATCTTCCAACCAGATCGGAAATGAAGATATAACCTCTTTTCAGGATCAATCATGCTAACAGTGCAAATTGACGTTGCTATTATTTCACAGCCTAATTCTCTAGCTTTATCGTAAACTATAACCCAGTACTTCTTAATCGCATCTCCGTTAAGACCTTTTCGGATCTTCGGATCTTTCTTTAAAAACAGGTGGTCTACAAATATTCTTGGTTTACCCTCTATAACATGTGTATATTGTATAAAGCCTTCATCATCTTCATACACTTCTGTTCTAGGGTTTAACTCTTTTTGGTAATCGCTCCACATTGACATTATGTTGTTCCTTTTACTCTACTTTGTTTAATTCTGAAGTCTCCACCTTTAACTCCAACTAAAAAAGATAGGTTGGAAATAGTAGCGCCCTCATCTGTTTCACCTGTATCTTGTATAGTTTCTATAGAAACTTTTATAGATTCACACTTTTGTTTTTTTAAATTTATTCTAAACTGATACTGCGTCCCTTCATTAACTGCATATCCTAATGATCCACCAACAAGATCGTCCATCCCTTCTACCCCTTCGCCATAAGAACTAGCTTGAGCTATTTCAAAGTTTCCTGCAGCACCCGGTATCTCGTCTAAAGTCCAAGAAGGGTCACCATAAAAACCATCCCTTTCTTGATTAGGATCTACTTGCCCAGAAGTACTTACACTTGTACCAGTTGTTTGTTCAAGAGGAGTTCCGTAGTCTACTGCGGAAAACCTATCTGCTTGAGGTACGGTAGTACTTTGCACATTTGGATCGGTAATGGTAACTATCTGCTCATCAACCCAAGTATCATCATAATTATAGGCTATTTTTACACGCAATTGGTGTGCAGATTTATAATTACCTAAAATTAACATTCTATAAACTCTTTGAAAACCTTGAACCTTAGCAAAACTCATCCAACCTGTTTCTAGCACAAGAGGAACAGAAGATCCATCATCATCGTATTCATCTGATTCGACCAACAATCTATCAACATCGTTTATGTAGTAATATTGTTCATCTATTACAGAACAAGAAGTGCCACTATGCTGAGAAAAAGTGTACCAAACATCTCGTTCATAATTATAAACTATACAATCTGTACGTTCAGTTATAAATCTAACTTCCCCTTCTTTAGCGTATAAACACGAATCATTAATAACTAAATTGTTATACTCCTGCACTGGTGCGCCTATATATTCTAATTGCATATTTCTAGAAATTAGGTAAATACCCCTATTAGATTTAAACATAATTCCTATAGGAGTTAGAACACAGGAATTCTTATTAATACAACCAATATCAGAGGAGAGTACTGGAAGTTCCATATTAGTCACACCACCAGCTCTGGTTCTTAAGTAAGAAGTAAAATTATTCTGACCACCAGCTATAAAATAAATAGAAGTATTTTTAAAAATAAATAATTTATCATCCATACCTTTCAAGGCACTTACAGGTCCTCCTGTTGTTGGAGTTTCTAGTATTAGAGTATCATTAAAATCAACCGCAGTATTATACCCTACAACTTTTGAATACTGAATGTTATAAGGATTCTCTAAACCTGCCATAAAGATAATATTTTTATAAACTTCCATTATAGTACAAGCTGGTGCAGGAGTATTTTCTAATACACCACCAGTAGTATATAATAGTTCATTATCGGTTAAATTATCATCCGTTATTGTATCTCTAAAAGCAGAAAAGGGACCCTGACCTATGTTATTAAGTATAAATGGATAATTTGCAGAAGGGTCTTGACCAGAAACTTTATAAAAAACAGTGCCATTATTTGTAGTTCTATATACTTCTACCTGTAAAGCACTTCCATCAGCATTAGTGGTAGTATTAAAGGGTACTAAAAGATTAAGTGCATCATAACCAGTATTAACACCAGTATTAGTGATAGTAACTTGTAATTGTTTAGAAATTCCAGATTTATAAACTCTACCACTCAAGTCTCTATTAGAAAAAACTGCAACATAATTATAAACATTGCCTTTAGCAAAAACAGGAGTAGCAGTAGCAACTTCTACCATAGAAACAATTCCTCCCAAATACAAATATAATCTATAAGGAGCTTGTAAAAATCCAGCTTCCTGAGCATATCCATGCTGATACTGGGTTACAATACCTCCAGGAATTATAAGAGAATCTGCAATTTCTTGAGATTGATTAGGAACTGACCTATTATAATTAATTTTAGATAAAGTAGCAGCTTCAGTATTATAGAATGCAGTAAAAGCCGCTGCTTGAGAATCTTTATCTTCTGATATTACTCTAAATTGTTGGGTATAAGGAAACAAAACCCCATTATTTACATAAGATATATTTGATAAGCTAGGAACTCCTCCTGTACCACGCTCTAAGTCACCTCCACCAATTCCATAGGATAGAATCCCTACCCATTCACTGTCAGTTTTTATACCAGTTCCAGCAGCATCGTTTATGGACTGAGGAGCATTAGAATTATTAAAATAATCCGCTACAGAGAGAAAATAGAAGGCTGATTGAAGTTCAGATTCTTTGGCAAATGGTTGAATCCATCTACCTGTCTTTCTATCCCAGGGTATTTGCTGATAGGTATAATTAGCAGCGTCAGTTTCTCCCCACTTAGCTTGGAATGCTCTACCTGCAATTGAAGATCCATATGCATAATCTTCTATAGCTATATCAGCTACTGGAGTAGAAACAGAAGTGGTATCTGGAAAAAACTCCCAACACACATTGTAATCTACAACCCAAGGTTCTAAATCACCCCATGCTACAGAACTCCAATCTCCTTCCCTAATAAAATCATCAGGTCCTCCAGCAGTATCCATAACCGTTAAATGTCGCAATTCCCAAGAGGAATTGGTATTATCTATAAAAGGAATATGATCTGCAGTACCAACACCAGTATTTCCTGTTTTTCTATATGAAACAAAGACATCAAAATAAATAGATGCAGTATTAGTAGTATTGGGGTCTAAAACACCATAAGCTGTAAAATTATTATCATTTGGTACTACACTAATAAACCTAGCCCCTCTATTTGCCTCCACAACACCTGGTAATCCGCCAATTCCAGCAGTTAAAGTTTTTTGCCAAGTATATCCTTGTTCGTAGTGGTCGGTAAGAGATATAACAGTTATAACATTATCTTGCGCCCATGATAGTAAAAGATCTCCATTTACATCATCAGCAGGTAAGGTTACAGAGTGTTTTTTAACCATTTGGAGAGCCAAACAATCTGGAGCGTCTGTAAACCCATATGCTGAACCATAAGTATAATACAACTCACCAAACAACCCTTCTAACCAATCTCTACCCCATTTATAAAGATGTAAATTATCGGTACTTACAGTCTTTACCATTGCTAATACAATACCTTCCCCATGCCCAATAACATCATAAGTATATTTTGAAGAAGTTCCAGCAATTACAGATAAATTTCCACCAAAAACAGGTATCCATCCCCCATCATTAAAATCATCTGCCATCGAAGTTCTAACCACTTGACCTACATCATATGGGTCACAGTTTTTATAAAACAAGTTCCCAGACGAATCAGTGACGAAAATATATAGTCTATCTCTAAAAGTAATAATTTTACCATTAGCTGTTTGAGCATCAGTATGAGAAAAAGCTGAATAAGTATCTCCACCATCAACTGAGTTAGGAAAAGAAGCCCCTGTCATATTTAAAACTAAAGCCGACTGATCCTTTAAAACTGCAGGAGTACCTTTAGAAATGTCATAAATTGACACATAAACAACTAAATCACCTTGAGTAATTTTAGTATGTAAATGAAAAGCTAGATCTCCATATACTACAGATTGAGAATTTACCTGTAAAAAATCATCAGCAGGGAGGGGAAATGAGGTGTAGTTCATGGGAAAATAAGACCCAGTACGATATAAATTTTTGTTAGCTTTTGTGTACCTAAAGGTTGCAGATTTAGTTATTACAACTGGCAATCCTCCCACGCCCTTTACTGCTAGGGGATCTGCTAATCGAATTTTTATTTCATTTTCAGGAGGGTATGTGCTTAAAATAGTTCCTTGATCTGCAACAACATTATATCCTTTTCTTTTAGAGATATTTCCTAATTTAGTAAATTTAGCATTTTTCAAGACAGTAAGAGACCCCACCTGCTCTTGTAGAGGGTCTACTCTTGTATTTATTCCCTTTAGTAGGGGTATTGATACAGAATCTTTTGTTAAAGACATTCTATTATCCTTATTTAAAATATGCGAACCACAAAGGTACTTCCGCTGGCGTATTTGATGCTGTAGTAGGCGCTTTAACTAATAAAACACTTTCATAATCTTGATCCAAAAATAGTTCATATGGATGAGAAAAGTCACTAAAGTTCCAATCTTTCATAACACCTGCACTAGAATCCCACCACCTTAACGTGGGATGGGTGGGTGCAGATGAGTTGTCTCTAACCTGAATTTGTTGATTATAAGTTGAAGCATCTCCACCACCATCCGAAATCCAAATATATTTACCCATCCTAAAAGCAGAATCATCAAAAGCCAAAGTAGCATCAAATACATTAGTATCAGTAGGATCTTCATACCAGTCTCTAGAAACTTCAAATGTTGACTTAACATAAATCTGCCCAGAACTCCCTAAACCGGACGTCATCCACTTTGTCCAACCCACACCTGCCCAATAACTTGTGGGGTAGACTTGTCCAGTCCAGGTTGCTATTTCTCTAGTAGCATAAATACCTTCTTTTCCATTATCTAGTATAGCTGCAAAAGGAGCATTAGTATTCCACTCTTGGTTGATATAAGGTTCAACTGCAGAACTTGGATTAGGCAAACCATCAACTACAAACGATGGGTATAAACTAGTATCGTAAGGTCCTCGTATAGGACCACCAGGACAGTTATCAATAATAACAGTTCCTTCTTTATCTGCTCCTCCATTATTCCAAATTAAATCTCTAGAAGGTTGGTAGTTATAGTTTGTTGTTCCTCCACCAGAGCCGCTAAAAGAAGCTCTATTATAACTTAGTCTACCGTAAATACTCCACCTTTGGTAAAAAGTATTATTAATAGGAAATTTGCCATCTACTTCAGAATGTAAATTTTCATTAACATTAAAATCTCCAATAGGTTCATATATATTAGCTTTCTGAGATATGCCCAAAAATTTTAAATTAAAAATATAAGATGAAAACCCTAAACCTAAAGCCTCATACAATACTTTATTTTCTAAATTTAAATCTCTACAAATTCTGATCCCATTTTCACTACCACCCCATTTAAGTTGTTTTCCGGTAGTACCTCCTGAAGTAGATAGAGCTTCCCAATGATGATGATTATCTATAATTTTTAATGCCCTATTCCACAAAACAGCCCAATAAGGAGCAGGAGTGGGTCCTTCATTTAAAGTACTATTTGTACTAGCATTAGGATTTACTGCATATCTAGAATTTCCAATTACTGGTAAGGGTAGTGTCATATAACCAGTAGCCATGATAATCCCCTTAGTTAGATGTTAAAATAAACCAAAAATTAGTATTCCAATCCGATGCTATCCACACACATCCATAATCTGTATTTATAGTATAACTAGCTCCAATACTTAGACCTTGTATAGTGTCTACAGCATTTGGAGTAATAGTAATATTAAAAGTAGCGGCATTTCCAGTAACATCCTGAATTAAATAATACTTACCATCAGGAGTGTAGTCTATAGGAGGTAGTGTAATAGCTACAGTATTACTATCAGTATCAACAAAAACAGCAGATATTTTTTCTATGGGACTTATTTCATAATTATTAGATATTTTTATAGGTTCAAAATGACTACCTCTAGCTACTACTTGATCATAAGAAGTTATTTGAACAAAAGTTCCAGTCCCAACTCCAGTAGTATTATACTGCCACCATAAATCCCCTTTCCAATTAAATAAAGAACCAGCAGCATCTGGAGTACCTGTAGCATATAAATCTGTAAGTTGGCAAAATTTTGTGTTTTCTATTCCATATGCAGTTGATGATGGTGTAAAATTTAAATTAGAATTAATTACTATGTAAGAAGAATCAACTAACTGACCTTTCCCAGAACTATGATCATGACCATCTATTGCTGCAAAAGCATCATTAATTTTTATAGCCCAATCAGGTCCTTTAGTAACTCCAGGAACAGGTAAGTCTAAGTTCATATATTTAGTAGCCATTAAGTACTCCTTGAATACCAGAAAGAGTTGTTGCCTCTATAAACATCACTCACACTTAAAGGACTGCCAGCATCTCTATTATTAGCAGCTTCTTCTATTCTTCGTTTCATAGCAGTTTTTTGTGCAAATAAAACTTGAACATCACTTTCTTCTTTTTGTAAACATTTTATAGCTGCGTCAATTATAACATACTCAGCATAGCCGTTTATATCATCAAATGTAGTTGAAGAAGAAGCTGGAGTTGAACTATTAAACTGCTGAGTAGTTGGGATATACCATATTTTAATCTCTATGCCTGAAGTAGGAGTAGGAGAAAAAACAAGATTCTCACCTACTAATCTGTATCTAGTATTTGATAATCCCCAAATATTGGATAAAGTTCCTTCTTGATTTAAATTTCTCTCATTAAAATTAAAAGGTATTAATGTAGACCATATACTTCCATTTAACTTGGCATCCACTCCTCTAAGTTTATAGAAATCTGCTCCTATATTAGAAGAAATAGCGTAACTATCAACACCAGAAGTAGTAGTGAATGTAGAATTAGATATGTAGTAATCTTGTCCGTATGTTTGTATTAATAAGTCGTGTAGTTCTGCTAAACCTGCATTAATATAAGTCTGCACTTCTACGTCAGAAACAAAGTAATTTTCTTCCATATCCGCACGTTGGCGAACCCTAGCAACTAAGGCACTTTCTGTTATTGCAGCCATGCTACCCCCAAAGGAGAGAGGGCGTTAGCCCCCATATCTTAGTAATCTTCTTCTATTTCATCTTGCTCATCCACACAGAGTCGTATGAAATTTTTTAAAGCGTCTTTGAATCCTGCAGAGTCTTTAGATTCGAATGCAGAAAACATTTCTTCAACTGCAGAGTCATAACCTAGATCATCAGAATCTTCTATTTCTTCTCCTAAATCAGAATCAGATTCTACTTTTCCGTATTCACTTTCTTCTTCTTCAGGGGTGTCACCTTTTTTCTTCATACCTTCTAGGATAGCAATCATTAATCCATCTTTTTTAGCCATGATTTACTCCCTATTAAGTTAAGTTACCAGCACCAACAGCAGAGTTATTAGAGTTTTTTAACACTGCATGAAACTTAATTATCACATTATCAGGTACAGCAGCAGCAAGTCCGGTATCCATTCTTACAAACTGTATAACAATTTCTTTTGATGTAGCAGGCACAGCACCAATCACATCTTCTGACCATAGTTGCACAAAAGACCCAGTAATACCAACTACAGTTCCAAAATGGTAGAGAGCTTCAACATGATATAAAGCAGGATAATTATCATCCAATAAAATAGTGTAGTTACCATCACTATTCCTAGTAACAGAAGTAATTCCAGCACTACGACTAGCGTTTACAACTTGTGCAGGTGCACCTTCTGCTACAGTCCATTGTCCATAAATATGTTTAATTTCTTTATCTAGAGCTTGCACCCTATTAAAATTTCGATTAGCCATTTTATTCTCCTTTAAGTAAGATTGCCCGAACCAACAGCAGATGCGTTAGAATTTTTTAATACAGCATGAAATTTAACTTTAGTAGTGTCCGTAGGTATAGCTCC